TTTTTTTTGAAAAAAAACCTCAAAACGTTTGGTTAATTAAAAAATAGTGCTTACATTTGTAGTGTTGAAACAATAAAAACATTGAAGCCATGAAAAATCTAGTTACAATCGTTGAGTTAGTAAATTCCTTAGATGGGAAGGTGTTTATCGTATATACTCAAAAAGAGTATAAAAACGTCAGGACATTTATGCAGGCTGCCAAGCGGGCAATAAGATCCCGGGCGACAAATGATAAGTTTTATTTCTACACCAAGCGTAATCCGTTTAAAATGGATATTAACGAATTAGGCCAATATCTAGACCAACGTAAAGAAATAATAGTTAAATTTTAAAGGGGTAGTTCACGATCCGGACTGCCCATGTAATAACAAATAAAAAAACAGAACATGAAAAGAGAAGATTTAATAAATACCAAAGTGTATGTTGACGGCCGGAGTGCCGAAATCCAAGAGAAATTATTTAGATTAGGTTTCTCGTGGTTTGAAAACAAGAAAAAAGTTAAACATACAGAAGCTCCATTTTTATTTATGAGGAAAGATAATGCCGGTAACATGATAATAACATATTTGACTAGTATGGAGGATTTTAAGAAATCTACCCATCGAGAAATCACGGTAGAGGATATTTTAAATACTCCCGTTGAACCGGAATTTAAACCATATCAGAAAATTCTTGGTCGTGATAAAAATACGGAAGTATGGAAGTGTGATTTATTTGGATGTTATGATAGTAGCCGACCTTTTCATCCTTATACATGTGTAGGAAAGATATACAAAAAAATAATTCCATACGAAGGCAACGAACATTTATTAAATACAACCGATGACCCCGATATCGATAGATGAAATTTGTGATGATGAAAGCCTGATAAAAGATTGTCAGGCTTTTTATGCTCCTATCGCTAAACTAGATGCTTTCGGAAATTGGAGTAACGAAAACACTTTTAAGTTTTTGTTCGGCCCGGAAGAGGGAGCGCGGCTATGGAGGTGTTTTGTTATAGATGCCAAGCGAAATATCTACCGTCTTTTTTTTGATTTCTTGATAGAAGAGCAACAATTCATTATGGCCGCAAACATACTTAGAATCGAAAATTTAAAGTTTACAACATGGAAAGGTTAACCAAAAAAGAACAAGAATGGATTGCAGACCTTGAAAAGGTCATTGATAGGATGCCTAAAAATCTGATGATCTTTGCAGACGGACAGATGTATATATTGAAGCCTCTTAAAGGGGGCGATCCTAATTGTATGCTCACCGGGGGATATGGTCATGATAAAAATTGCATAGTTCATACTATCGTATGTGATTGCGATGGAGGGTCTTTTTAATTAAGATTTAAATTTAACGTCATGAATGCAATAGAAGAAATAAAATCCTTAAGAGATGATTTTGTAAGCTTAGAAGAATTTGTATCCGACCTTAGTCCGGAGAAATTTGCATTGTTAAAGAATACACTTATAGCACAAATAGAGAGGTCTATAAAGTACATAGACAAATATCTGCTTCTTGAAGAATCCCATGAAAATGTAATTAATTAAAATTTAACATCTATGCAAAAGATAATGTTCGATGATTTATATAACTTAACACAAGCTGTAGTTAAAGGCAGGAAGACAGTAACAAGAAGAATAATTCCGGAAGATTTCTTTACATTAAACTGGGATCGACGAGGCGACACCTTGGTTTATGAAAATGCCAATGGTGAATTTATCGATATCCGGGATTCAAAATATTGCAAATACAAAGTAGGCGAAGAGGTGGCCATTGCCCAAAGCTATAACAATATCTTCAACGAAATGATGAAGGATGGCTCCGATTGGGATTTGTACGAAGATTTTAGATGTTGTGCAATGGGATTTGAACAAGCAGGGAATAAAAATAAAATGTTTGTCCGGCCCGAATTGATGCCCCATCGCATAAAAATAACCAACATCCGAGTAGAAAGGCTACAAGATATCGACCTAGAAGATTGTTTGAAAGAAGGGGTAGTATACACATGTTCAATGCTTAAGTTTTTTCAGTTCGCTATATATAGAAAAGGTAAGATAACCCCCATAGAGTTTCGGTTTGCCCAAGATGCTTTCGCCTATCTGATCGATCATACGGGCGGAAATGGTAAAGGCACTTGGAAAGATAATCCTTGGGTATTCGTGTATGAATTTAAACTACTGCATTGATATGTTAGCAAAATGGATTAATAAACAATTGCCTATATATATTCATTTTAAGGATATGAAACGGCATAATTCTCCTAGTTCTAAAGGAAAAACATTAGATATTATAGTGTAATGGAAATAAAAGGTAAAGTTCATCTATTCTTTGAGCAATCGGCTACTTTTCGTGACGAGTTTAGGAAACTTGGATATGAAGCCTTCGACTACGACATTCAAAATAATTTTGGAGAAACAGACTATCAAATAGACTTGTTTGCGGAGATTGAAAAAGCGTATGACGGTAAAGGAAGCGTGTTTGATAGTATTACGAAAGACGATTTGATAATGGCTTTCTTCCCGTGCATTTACTTTTCTGCATTAAGTCAAATGGCATTTAGTTTCGGATGCATAAATTATTGCAGGATGTCACAAAAGCAGAAAACGGATGAAATATTGAAAAGGAGTGCAAACAGAGAAAAATTCTTCTCGCTTGCGGTAAAGATGGTTTCCGTGTCAATTATGAGGGGTATTCCAATGATTATGGAAAATCCCTGGGCAGAACAGACGTTCCTCAAAGCAAATTTCGTGCAGGCTCCAACTATTATTGACAAAGATAGACGGAGGCGTGGCGATTATTTCATGAAGCCGACAGCCTATTGGTTCTTCAACTGTGAGCCGACAAGCGGAAAAAGTTTCCAAAAGCAGAAAGAAACTAAGATTGTTAGCAATTGCAAGAAAGGTAAAGAAGCTGGTATTTGTTCAGAAGAACGCTCCATGATTTCACCCGATTACGCACGAAATTTTATACATGATTTCATTCTCGGTAAACCACAGAAACATACACAACTTGAATTATTTTAGAAGATGTGCACAACGTTGAATTTATAGAATCGATTTTATAACTATGGATGAAATAACGATAAAAAGATTTCTAACATTAAGAGAAATCGAAGACAAATTACGTAACCTATCGGAAGAGGTCGACGTATAAACCAATAAAATGTTGATGGATATTGATAACAGTGAAGCATTAGAAGATATCGCCGAAGAGGTGAACAGGTTAAATATTACTTTAAACGAAACGATAGACCAGTACAAGAAGATTATTAAAAGAATGATTGTTGATTTGTAGAATAAAAATTATATTTGTAACATTAAAAACAGAAGACATGAAATTAACCACGAAAACAGGAATAGAGTTGATCCGCGCCGGAGAAAACGAAATTCAGATCGAAAAAGTATTATTGTCGGTATTCGGAGCAGAGCGCAAAGAACAATTAACGCTTTCGGAAATTCACGAAATGAACGAGTTGTTTTTGGAGTATTGCCGCAATATGCAATCTCCTAAAAACATCGACGATGTTAAGCTACAGTTTAACGTGAAGATCGAAGGAGTTGAGCACGCGGTTATATTGTCCCGTTTTTTTGATATAGACCTGAACGTTCATACCGAAATCCTGTTGTCGGAATTTAACCCGGATGAATTTGATCGAATTACAATATTCGTTGCGGCCATGTACGCGCCGTTGATTCAACGAATGTTTGACATTAAATGGGATATCAGCCGGGTTGCTTTGGCTGTGTCGGAAGCCTTAGAAGAATGTCCGTTCGAGGATGTGTATTCAGTTTATGCTTTTTTTTTAAGTTGGAAAAAAGACTTATCTACGAACTCCGGACTTTCCATGAAACAGTTTTTAAAAACTTACCGACGAAGACAGAAGGAGCAAAAAAGAGCGAAGGCTACTTTAAAACTGCAATCGACAGCCTTTCTACTCAGGTCCGGTCGACGTATGACCGTTGGCAGACGATTAAATTTCTTTGTAAATACATTCCTGATAAAGACAAAGCTATTCTTCTGCAATATGATGAAGCGATAGCCGCTATGGTGGCCGACTTCGCTTCTGAATATTCCGCCCGATGGATGGCAAAAGAACAGGAAAATATAGCCAAAAAAGCTAAAAAAAGGAAAAGATGAATATCGACGACATCTTAGACATAGTAACTGAGAATGCAGTAATAACTTTTAAGAACAGTTATGTTGCGCAGGGGTATGTTCCTAGGGGAGCCGTCTATGACAGCATACGACGAAATAAACATTCGGTTGAGGCATCTATTGCTGTGGCCACCTTGATCTATGGCCGTCGTCCCGGGAAATATCCCCCTTGGGGCTATGAGCAGAAAAGTAATAACCGGACGGCCTTAATGAAGTGGGCACAGGATAAATTAGGGGTCGATGAAAAAGCAGCTAAGAGTATTTCTTTTCTTATTGCCCGGAAGCTGAAATTATACGGAAATGATGTTTACCGGAAATTAAAAGCCCCTATCGATACAACCCCCGCTCGGGAAGTGGCTATACAGACGATGCAAGAATTAATTTTGAATAACCATAAACAGTTGATAAACAATGGAAAATAGATTCTCAGAACAGAAAAACACGACTTCCGATTTAAACGAATTAAAAGGAAAATATATTGCTGAAAGGGTATGCAAAAAATGGACAGAAGATTTTGTCGACCCTGAATCGGATGAGGTGGTAACAGTTGAAAGAAGGGAAATCCTTTTTGAAAGAGGAACCGAAATCACACCGGACGTCTTGTCGGAAATTAATTTTTATTTGTCGGCGGGTGACATAGAGAGTATTCCTTACTCTAATCAATGCCGAACCGCTTCGGAGTTAGCTGCAAATTATAAGCATCCTATATATTTTACAATAACCATTGGTAAAACTAAGAAGAAAATAATTGCCTATGGAGATTCGATAAGGGGAGCATTAGCGGCTGTTGTCGATTGGTTAGAACTAAATTCTAAGGATAGCTTCGGTATTGAAAGTGCTAAAATTATGAAAGCCATGACGATAATTAAATCTACGATTAAAAGGCCGGAAGATTTAGCACAGGAAGAGGCAAACGAAAAAGAATTTGAAGAAAATGATGGTGAAGAGATTGGATTAAAAAAATATCTCTTAACTTTGGATATGTTTGTTGCAGATAAATTGACTGCGGGGGAAGACTATTTGGTTGAAGGGACAGACATTGAAACCGCTAAATTTAATGTCGAACAATATTTATACAAGTCTTTGATTGATAAATTAGAGGGAGACGATGTGAAGATAGAAGCATTTAAAAAAAGTTGGCAGGATCGGACAGTAAAGATTATTGCTGCTAAAGAATTTAAATACGACTTTATTATCGATCCCGAATTTTGTAAAGCATATGACGGATACGGATTTGAATAACATAGTAGCGATCTTCTTACCGCAGGTTAAAGCGGCAAAAGAAGGGTATTTATGGGCTCAGTATGGCATTGGTGGAATAGAGGGTGTACACTCTCTATTTTACTGTGCTAATGCGGAAATAGCCTACGAAGTAATAACAAACCAAATAAAACCTTTTATCCAAAGAGATGAAGGTTATTTTGTTATTTTCCCTATGTCCGATCGGTCGGAGATCAACACCACGAATCCCCATCTTACGACTTCTTTTTCTGTGATCCACTTCGGTGCATACGACACCCCTAAAGCACAAGCAATTGCCCGGACCCACACGGTACAGCTTTTGGAAATGTTTTGGAGGACGCAGCGCCGATATATTTCTAATATTGTGCTGGGTAGTTCTGACTTCCAAAAATGGAGCGATGATAATTCCGTATTGCAACAATATACTAGCTATGTAAGTGTAAATTATGTTCAATCCTATTTGATTGGAAGGCCATGTTAAAAATTTATCAGACCCCTATATTCAGAAAAAAATACATCGATTCAGACGGTTCGACTAAAGAATTTGTTTATAGAACCGTAGCAACTTTAAATAATATTTCGGTTGTGTTTGAATCCGTACAAATCCCGGTTAACAAGATCGGGAATAATGGAACAGACGACATCTTTATTCAGGTCGAAGGCGATTATACGACACAGATTTTGCAAGTGCAGAATGAAGTAGGGGCCGATAATTTTAATGTGTATCTGTTTGATCCGGTTGATGATGGGTATAATTACTCAGCTTTATACCGAATTTACAACATTATCTACAATGATGGGAAGACACAATTTTATTTAAAAAATATAGATAATAACGCCGCCGCATTTTTTGGAGATAAGTATTTCGAAAATAGTCAGGCTCAGATCGTATATAAATACCTGAATAATATTCAGTATGATATATACGATGCGACATTGGTCGGCGATGAACGAGTAGGTAAACTTTTGCTAACTACTAATCAGCCACAACAGGCGAACGGATTATCGGTTTTAAATGTGTCCGAAATAGTCAGGGGGATAATGGAGGTAGAAGGCTGTAAATCGGTTTACATCGTTGCTACTGAAAAAGACTATTTCGGGAACACTTCCACGATTACAAGTTCTATCCTGAACTTTATAAATGGCTACATGATAGGGGGAAATTACCTAAACTATGTACTATATAACCCGTTCGATTTAGGTAAACTTTTACCGAACACTCAGGATCGGATTTACTACGATTCTAATATGGTCATGCCCTTTTGGGTAAATTTTATTTTACAGGATATCGGATACGATACCGCGCAAATATTCGGAAGAATACGATTTAATTTGTATATAGATGGGAAGATATCTAATATATATCAGGAAGATATAGAATTGATAGAGGGATTGAATACCATAAATATTTGCGACATATCTCAGCTATGCTCTACAATTATAAGTGTTAAACCCGATACAATCGGCGTAATCGTTACCTATGTGAATAGGTATGAAAAAGAATTTACTGAGCAATTTACTGATGAATTTCATATCGGAAATACCGAAACGCCAAAGGCATCGCAGGAATATTTTATACCCTGTGAGCAATATACTTTAAACAATAGACGCGATTTTTATTTTAGGTATAACAACAGCTACGGCGGTTATTCTACAATGCTGTGCAAATTGTATAAACCGAGTACTGATAATGAAATCGTGTCGCTTCGAAATCAGTACGATATTTCTAACGTCGTAGCCCGGCAGACTGAAACAGTAAAATTGCAATGGAAGCAATTAGATATCGATGCCTTGCAACACTTGTTTGGGTATGATATCGACGCAATATTTAAACAGAACGGAATTTTCGAAAGCAAGGAGATTGTACAGATTTCAGCAGAACTAGAAGAACGAACCTTCATCATGAAATCCGTTTCGTACGGCTACCAAAACGGGGACATCTTCCACGATATCGAGTTTGATTTATATCGTCCTCTTAACGCCGGATTTGAAAAACATGGAGGGATAAAGTTAGATTTAACCTACATACAAAATAACATTGAAAATGCCATAACCCTCTCAAATTCCGAACAACAAATTATAGTAGCATCTAGCACAAATGCCTATAACTCAATGTTAATATTAAGTGTACCTATTGCTCAGATTCAAAATTCAACGGTATCATGGTTTATAGGAGAATTAAAATGTACTGGGAAAAATTATGAATTATTTACTTTAAGGTGTTTGTATTCAGATGCCAATGGTGTGACTATCGATGGAAGAGTACAAACACAAAAAGTAGGCAAAAATATAACCGGAAATCAACCAATGCCTGCCCCCCCGGAGAATGCAGTACATTTTAGAGTTTATATTTATGCGGGTGAATTAGGGAAAACACAGGGACAGGGCGCCATAATACAAAATATCATGGTCGCTTGGGGAAATCCGAATAATCTTTACTATCATCCTACTCCGGCCGAAATAAAAAGTAGTGGGATGGATACGATATTAGCGCATTTATCCTATCAAATTTTAACCAAGAACACTTATCAGAATGGTTATGGTGTAGCATACCGATCCGGTGCCACTTACAATGAAGTGTTGTTGGAAGATGAAAATACCGAAGCGGATATTATTGTCCCCATCCTAGCCGATAAAACGAAAGTAGGCACAATTCAGGGGTTCGTGAACACCAACTACGGCCAACATAAAAGCAATAAATTAAATGTAACCTATACGGGAGAGGAGTTATGAGAATAAAGCTAGACATTATTATAAACGGTGACATTCATCTGTATTTGCCTGCCGAAGGGATTAACATTCAGGTTCAGCGGAACGAGTATAATTTATTAACGACAGATCGAGCACAAGCGCGCCCCCTTTATATAACGCAGACATTTAATTTACCCTTGGATGGGAATTTACAAATATTCCAAAATTTAGAAGGAGTAGAAAAAAAATGCCAACTACTTTACAATGACGTGATTGTGATTTATGGCAATTTGGTAGAATACTCTATCGACAATCAGCAACGGGTTATAACTGTTTCGATCGTGTCTGCTTTTAAAGATATGGTCGATTACATGGGAGACAATGTTTTGTATTTGGATAAGATCGATTTGGAAGAATACAACTACATTGTCCCGGAAGAGTTTAACGCCAGTTTGGATACAGATATGTTGTCTTTTGGATATTATAACCCTATGGACACGAATACTGGTCAGCTTCAATTTTCTCAGTCGAATATAAACGACTTCTGCAAGCCCTCTCTGAATATCTTAAACTACTTCAAAAAGATTTTTCAGCTAAACAAATGGGATGCCGACTGGGATTCGCTTCCGGAAGGATTCAAAAATTTACGATTACTTCCTACAGAACCCTACCGATGTGCTAGTTTTGTCTTGGGAGAAAACAACGCAGAGTATATTATACAGCCCGGAGAGCGTCTGTATATGAATTTAGGTGCCGACAATTGCCTTTTTAATTCAGTGAAAAATGGAGTAAAAGCTATAGATTATCCGGGGACTCCATCGATGGGTTTGGTCGGAGAAATGTATTTGACCGACGTAATCATGAATGCTACGGTTAGTAGAACGGAATTGATAGGATTAGGGCAGGAAGATGCTATAGCGGCAGGATACGGAGTTTTTACAGATTCTCAGGCTTTGGAGGTTTTGAACGCTAATAAAAATAAAACCCTTCTACTAAAAGGGAAATTTAAACCAAGTCAAGCCGGAGGAATAAGCTTCGGGTTTTACGTAACGGATTATGATGAAGGAGTTTTTGGGGGGAGTGTTTTATTAGATGGGGGTGTATGGAATGATGTAGAAATAGAGATAGAATTTACACCGACCGTAAGTTCTATTACTAGTTATGGCCCTGTTATATTTTTAGAGCCAAACATAAATACTGCCACTTTGGAATATAAAGAAATAGGTTTATACGATCCGGCTACCGCTAAAAGTAGTACACCTATTCCGATGAATGATGAGGAAATAACCGCCGTACAAATACGTCAGCCTAATCGATTACAAAGTTTCAAACTGAAAGCTTTATATGAATGTCCCGATCCGGTGGTATTTGGCATCGAGGAACAGGGGCAACCTGATCTCCTTTTAAATGTTTTGTCTCTAGGGGATAGTGTAATTAATCAGGTTACGGATTCGATTAATACCAAGGAGGGGTTGAACCCGCTTTCGGTATTCTTGGAAAATCCAAACAATTATCCGATATCGGTAAAAATAGAAAAATGGAGGTTCTACAATCTTTTTAATATCTACGAAACCAATCAGGACGAATATATCACCCCGGTTGATTTCATGTATCCGGTAGTGGATAATTACCCTAATATCACGCCGTTGGAATTATACCGCGAATTATTAATCTTATTCCAAATCGCCCAGCATTCCGACGATGTGATTAAAAAGGTTAGCTTCTACGAAATCAACAGGGTATTGAGAAAACAACAACAATTCGTTGAAATCGATAGATACATTCAATGGAACGGATACGAAACGATCGGAACCCCGGAGGGATTAAATAAACTAAACCTGATCCGGTATAAAGACGATGTAAAGCGGCAGCAGTATTTTAAAATAAAATTGCCTCAGCTTCCGGCCAACGGTATATATTTCGAAAGCATATTTTCACACTGTGAACTAAATAACCCATGGAGCGCCTTGACTTTGCCTGCTTTAAAATATAAGGTCAAAAAAGTAGACGATGTTTCAGTAGAATATTTGGAATGGAGTGATATAAATCCGGCGATCGGGATGTATAATCCAAACGGAGTGAATATAATAAAGCCTTCTTTAATACAGCCTCAATCCGGGATTAAATTAACTGTAAATAATTACGAATATAAGGCGGAGGCTAATAATTTACATAATGCAGGTATCTTCTTAAATTACGAAATATGGCTAAATGAAGGGAAGCCAAATTTTGTATTTAGTTATAAAATAAAATATGAATCGGGTGACCTACTAAATTTGGGTGGACATTTCTTGGGGACAATCTCTAAATGGTATTTTGATGGGGTATTACAAACCAATACTTATCAGAATACGATACCGTTCCCCCAAGATCATGAATGGCATGATGTTATAATTTACGTTAGTTCATTCCCGACTAATCCTTCCTTAAATCGAAATCTGTATATACAAGGAAATAGAGCAACAGTTGAGAAGAAAAACTTCGTTTTTAGTGTAAAAAACATAAAAATAACGATGGGCGATGTACTATATCCGTGGTCTCCTTACGGTGTTAATGGTATGCAGTTTAACAATTTGGTGATGACTAACGTAGTAAAAAAATACTGGAATAACATTTTGACTTTCTTATCCAGTAATCAGCTACAGAATCCGAACGTATTCAAGGCTACCCTACGAATGTCCTACTACCAGTATTACAATTTAATGAAGCAAAGTAATTTGTTTTTCTATAATGGTGACGCGGTGCTGATTGACGGTGAGTATGATGTATTAAATCAGACATTTGTAGGTACCTTTATAAATTTGAAATAAGATGGAAACGGAAAGCAAGATAGTAACCCTTTTTGAATTTACGCAGCGCGGTTATGAAGAGACACAACAGCAATTAGAAAAGCTAATCGATACGCAAAAAAAGTTGGTGTCTGAGCAAAGCACTTTGCAGAAGGTTTTAGAGGACAGCGATAAGGAATTAAGCAAGCTTTCTAAGACCTATTCAAATTTCAACAAGACCTTAACTGCTGCATCCGGGAAGGAGGCCCGTGAAGCTTTCGAGGCTACTAAAAAACAGATTGTAGACCTAGAAGCGGCTACCAAGAAGTACGAAAAGGAATTAAATAGCCTGTCTCAGCAGCAGGCCAAAACTACTAAGCAAATAAAAGATACGGAGGATGTTGCAGCTAATTACAAGAAAGTAATGGCTGAACTTTCGAAAGGCATGGATAATGCAAAAACTAGTATGCAGAATTTATCATCCGCCCAAAAATATTTGCAAGACCAGTTAAATAAGACAGAACTCGGTACGCCAAAATATACTAAACTATCGCAAGAATTGGCGAAGGTTTCTACTACTATTAACACCTTACGTAGGAATCAGCGCCAACAGGCCAAAGAGATGGAAGCGGAAGCCGGATCGGTAGAAGCCCTCCGGCTAAAAGTGTCTAGCCTTAAAAACGAATGGAAAAGTCTAAACCAAAACAGCCCCGAATTTGCGAAAGTCCGCGATGAACTAAAGGCCACCACCGAGGAATTAAATAAGGCTGAACAAGCAGTCGGAATATTTAGCCGGAATGTGGGAAATTACGCATCGGCATTCGAAGGACTGGAGGGCAATTTGAGCGCATTATCCCCCGGCTTATCCGGTGCTGTAAGTGGATTCAAGCAGTTGTTGTCGGCCGCGAAAGCTTTTATTGCCACTCCTATCGGAATAGTCCTGACGGGTATTGTTGTCGCCTTCAAAGCCTTAAAAGCCGCCTTTACATCTAGCGCCGAGGGGCAGGAAAAATATAATAAACTACTGGGAACGCTAAACGGTATCGTTACGGTCTTAAAAGACACCTTCGCTGAGTTTGGAGAATACCTAATTTCTATCTTCGAAGAACCCCAAGAAGCCTACAAGAAGTTTAAAAAATATGTCCTTGATCCTCTTACCTTCCAGTTTAAAGTATTGTACAACGGTGCTATGGGAGTGGGGCACGCGATTGCGGGTATTTTTTCCGAAGAATCCCGGGAAAAAAGCAAAGAATACTTTAACCAAATCAAGCAGGATTTTAACGACTTAAAGCAAACCGCTCTAGACGTATGGGATGGGATAACATCTAAGGTCGAACAGGCCCGGCAGAAGGCCCGGGAAGGCTTAGATATTGCTAATATGGAAAACGAGTTAGTCCGGAAAAGATTGGCTACTACCCAAGAACTAGCAGAAAACGAAATAAAAATATCTAGTCTAAGAAGCAAGGCCGAAGAAAGAGATAGAAAAAGTATAGAGCAGCAGCTAAAAGCCATAGATCAGCTACAGGAAGCCCAAAAATTAATAGAGCGAAATGCCCAAATCCGCGTGGATTTAGCCACCCGGGAGTATGAAATACAGAAGGCCAAGAATGCCCTTGGCAAATCTACTCAGGAAGATTTACAAAAAGAGGCTGACCTAAGGGCCGCAATGGTGCAAGTACAACGGGAGGCAGTCGAACAACAAAAAGAAATATTAGCCCAAATCGTAGAAATTAAGACATCTAACCAAGATGCCTACAAAACCTTGTTAACGGAGGTTATCGCCGGAGAAAAAAATATCGCTTCCACCCGGGCACAGATCAGAGACCTAGAAAACAAGAAGGCAGAGCAGGCAGAAATCGAAGTAGCGCAAAGATCGTTAGCTGCATACGAAGCCAATCTACAGGCCAAACAAGACCTGTTAAAAAAATACACGGATGCTAATGTTAAGTTGTCCCAAAAGGAACAGGATGATATCGAGTTGGCCCAGTTGATCGGAGCCAAAGAGATCGAAGATATCCGAAAAGCTGCGAACGAAACAGCGATAGCCACCTACAACAACTTGGTGAATAATGTCCGGGCGGCTCAGCAGAAAATTATTGACGCACAGAAAAAGGGAGATGAAGAGGCAATTAACCTATATACCCAGTTACTCGAAGTCCGGAAGGCAAAGTTGGATCAATTCAACACCGAACAATTAGAATACAATCAGGAACAGGAAGAGGAACGCCGTCAGGCTGAGTTGGAATACTGGACGCAACAGGAAGAGGCCTATGTTGCATCTAGGCAAAAATTGTACGAGTTAACAGTACAGTACAACAACGAAGAAAACATCGCACAGAAGGCCAAATTAGCGGAACAAATCCGGAATGAACGGGAAGCCCTGTCTTCCATTACGCAAATAGTAGAAGCCCACGGGACCAATATTGAGGAATTGTGGGAACGGGAGAAAATATACGTCGAAGATGCTAGCGAGTTTACCGCCGATCGTATCGCACAGGCCATCGACCAAATGAAGGAATTAGGCGATTCCACAGCTAATATTTTCTTGAAGTCTAGTAAAAGCATCGTAAAAAGCGTAGGGAAGGTATTAGATTTTAAGAAATTGCTGAAAGATGGGCAATTATCCCTAAGCCAGTTTAAGCAGCAAGTAACGGAAGTAGCATTGCAAACCGTTTCCGAGGGTATTGACATGGCTACGACCTTAATTTCTACCAGTCTGCAAAGACAAAAGGAAGCGATAGAAGAATTTGCCGCCTTCGAACAAGAACAGGCAGAACGCCGTTATAACAACCGCCTTGAAGCGCTAAACAAAAGTTTACAGCAGGGAGAGATAACCGAAGCCCGCTACCGGATCGAGCAGATAAAAGCCCAAGACGAACAAGCAGATAAAGAAAAGGAGATCGAACGTCAGAAGGCAAATCAGCTTTATTCCATTGAAATGAAGCAATTCCGAATGGAAAAAGCGGCCGATCTTGCTAAAGCTGGGATTAACATTGCTTTGGGAATAACCGCCGCCTTATCAACTGGTTTGCCCGGTATCGTTGTGGTCCCGGTGATATCAGCTTTGGGGGCCGCTCAGATCGCCGCGATATCTGCCCGAAAAGGACCTGAAAAACCAAAATATGAAAAAGGTGGTATTGTTCCCTTTATGGAAATCCAAGGCCCAAGCCACAAAGAAGGCGGGGTTCCAGTATCTATTGGAGGACATGAAGTAGCAGAAGTTGAAGGTGGGGAAGGTGCTTTAATCATCTCCAAGAAGGCGATGAAAAATAAACAAATCCGGACGTTGCTAGCTATGTTAAAAGGAGCCAACGAAGAGATTAGCGGTACATCAGAAGGCCCCGAGTTTGAAGATGGTGGTTATCTGACCTATGACGATTTCTTTGAAAAAGCTAAAGCAAGCCTACAGATTAAACGTAAAAGACGTAAATTGTGGGTAAATGGTAAAAAGTACAAGCTTCCTAACAAAGGCCGGGGAATCGCACAGGACCAAATCGTGAATGATGTGGCCGAGGAAATAGCTACTAAAGAATTTGAAGCCTACCGGAAAGCTGAGTTGGCTAAATTGGAAGCTAAGGAGGCCCAAATGATGGCTGCCCAAAATGCAAAGGTCCGGGATAACGAAATCCTCCGGGAGATGGGGATATCGGATTTTGCCCAGTTTACCGCTACCCAAACCGAAAAGGAACAGCGTGCACAGGAATTGCAGACGATGATTAGCGCCTATAAAGAACTAGCCGATGCCCGGTTAGAGGATTTAAAGGACCGCATGCAGTATGACGAAAAGATCAACGAATTTAAAGAGAGATCGGCCGCAATCGACGAAGAACTGGAAACAACTACCCTGAATTTCAACAAGAAGATTTTGGATGAAATGTTGGAAGCCGGGGAGATTTCCGCAGAAGAGCACGCCAGTTATATCGATCAGATAACCCACGGTTACGGAGCCAGTACGCAGGAAATTATTAACCTGAAAAAGAAACAGGTAGAAGCTACTAAAGCCCTGATCGAACAGGAACGGGAAGCGGAATTAGCCGCCGCGCAGGAAGTAGCAGATTTCCGGACGCAGGCCCTAGAGCAATTACGCGAAGAATGGACAGAAAATTATCAGGCCACAACGGAGGAAATATTATCCGACCTGAGTAGTGCAAATAAAGCAGCTTCGGAGTTAACCGGGGCTGACTTGGAACGCTTTCAGGAAATGGTAAAAATGTCCAACCGGGTGAAGGAGATCGAAGAGGAAAAGTTAGCTATAAACGAAAAATCCGCTAAGCTGACCCAAAAGTATGCCGATCTTGAACTGGAGTTAAACGATGGTATAATCCTGAGCCGGGAGGAACAATTAGCACTACAGGAAGAGCAAAAAAGAATCCAAGAAGAACAAGCCCGTTTGGAAGAGGAATTAAAAGCGAAGGAAGAGGAACGGGCAGCCCAAGAGGAGGCGATTGAAAGTGCTAAAGATGCTTTTCAGGAACAGCGCGAAAACTCTATGGAAGAGGCGTTGAAAGCCTACGAAATGAATAATTTCGACGATCTTCTAGCCAAAATAAAAGAGTTAGGCGCTCAGCTACAGGAAGAGGAGGCCAACAATTGGACCTTAGAAAAGCAGTTAAGCAAAGAACTGGATGAACAGCTAAAAGCAATAAACCAAACCTACGACGATCAGATAGCCGCACAAGATGCGATAATCGAAGGCTATAACAAAGAACTTGAACAGGCCGAATTACTGCATGACAAAAAAGCTGCATACCTAGCCGAGGAACAAACCGCATGGGAGGAAAATTTTGAAAAGCAAAAAGCGATAATTGAAGAGGAATATAATAATACAGTGGCAGGTCTGAATAAAGAGTTAGCCGACTTAAATTCCATCTTGGCAAATCTAAAAGTAGCCGGGGTTCAGATTGGCGCCGATGCATTCCAAAACGCCATCGATGAACTGACGCAGCAAGTAGAAAGCTTACCCCAAAAATATGCAACAGGTGGTGTGATTGCCACAGGCGAAGGTGTATATACTGCAACCGGGGCATCTCATGCCAATGGTGGTATCCCGGTTACTGTTGGAGGTACGCCGATCGCAGAAATAGAAGGAGGAGAAAAACTTTTCGCAGTGAATAAATTTGCGTCCTCTGATCCTAGGGTATTAGATGCTTTAAGGGAAATTTCTACAGTAAATGCAAGTTATTCCGGCGTCCCCCTGATTGGAGACGTCCCAAGTACGCCGTTTGAAATTGATTATCAGACCTTAGCATATTATATAGGTCAGGAAATTAATAACAGGCCATTACACACATTTATAACAGATAATGAAATATCTTTAGTTGGAAAAATAGAAGCTGCAAAAAAAACTGCTTCTATGATGAAATAATTTATATATAGTTTGTAACTTTGTAAAAACTAGAATTATGGCTAATTTATACGCAACACCTAACCAATCCGGCGTAGACGCGCAAAATAACATTAAGGTACCCGTAAACTATTCGCAAGAAAGCGGATTAGGTTTATTTTTAAGTCAGTTAAATGTGACACATACGGTGCCCGTGGTGAGAACGGTAACGGCGGCTCAATTTATTTCAGGAAGTTATTCTATGTCTTTACCTAATGGCTATACTCCTGAGCCTTACAAGCTGCCGATGATCGAGCCTAGAAATGTAATTGTAAATGGGGATACGGTTGTCTCTTATCTCCCGGTTAACGTGTATATAATTGGATCAAATTCTGATGTGGTTAATGTAAGTTCAAAAAAAATTCCTATTAAATTTAATACTCAGAATATATCGATTGGTGGTCAGTCATTTAATGCAATGGTAGGTAGTGCTGAGTATTATGTTATAATGTATGTAGCCCAAGGGAATACAATAGACTGGAACAATTCGGATTTTATCGGAAAAGACAAATATACAGATCAGTATTTGCAAAGTGAATCGATTTGGATGATTAAATTCGATTTAGTAGGTGGGAATATACAACTAATCGATATCAACAATAACAATTTTTACCGAAACAACATTAAGAACTTAAAAACCCAAAAGAAAGACCTGTTAGTAAATGTGTTGAATGAAATTTATGACCTAGCTAATTCGGGAGCGGTAGGTCCGGCTGGAGGGGATTTAACGGGTACTTACCCTAATCCATCGATTGGAGATGGTAAAGTTGTAACTGCTAAAATAGCTGATCAAGCAGTAACAGAAGACAAAATAGCTACAGAGGCCATTACAGCGGGGAAACTTTATAGTGGTTCAGTTCTTACTTCTAAAATAGGTAACGGAGCGGTTACTACACAAAAAATAGGAGACGGGCAAGTAACAAATGAAAAAATGGCTAGCAATAGTGTAGCTACAGGGAATATTATAGATGGGAATGTTACAAGCGCTAAATTAGCCACCGGGTCCGTAACGACATTAAAAATAGCTCCCAAAGCCGTAGCTTCCGGCAATATAGGCGATTTTGCCATCACTAAAACTAAAATAGGCTCCGAGGCAGTTACGGAGGAAAAAATAGCTGTGGGAGCCGTTACCATTACTAAAATTGCGGAGTCTTCAATAAACCTTAGCAAACTTCAAGGAACTCTATATAAAGGGAATGTTTATAGATTTATGACTGCAATAGTAGATGTTGTGAATAAAGAAATTACTACATCGGAAGATGGAGTATTAGGAAATGCTAGTTATGTTACTGATGGGGTAAATATAGGTTTACGTACTAGCCCCTCAAATATAGTAGGGGTATTAGCGAGCATTTTCGAACTAGCGGGATTAGGAACTGATCCACATTATATTTATGCATCAAATGGAACAAACTTTATTCATGTTGGTTATAAAAATGTATCCAAATTTATAATTTTAATTCAAGTAAAAAATTAATTATGATCCATCAAATTTTTATAAAAGATGAAATAAAGCCGGAAACCGCGGTAGAAATAACCGGGCAGTTGGCCGGAATGAGTTTTGAAGCCGGAGACGAAGTAGATTTCTATTTCGATTCGGAAGGTGGGTACATTGAACCTGCTTTTGTCATTGCACATTGTATCGACACATTAATAGAGGAAGGAGTTGTAACTCGGGGCATTGTTACGGGACGTTGTAACAGTTCAGCGATTATCCCGTTTTTATCCTGCCTTATCCGTGAGTGCACCGAAGGCGCTAGCTTCCTGATCCATCCGGTAACGGTAAATGTAGACGAAGCCGGAGATATTAACGCGAAAGAGGCTAACGATATTGCTTCTAGCATTTGGGATATTACGTACGGTATTGAAAATCACTACCGGAGTAAAGGTGTAAAAGAAGAGGCTATTAAATTCCTCTATGGGGAAGATGAATTAAACATTACTTCGGCTTTGTTGGCCAAGGGGTACGGTTTGCTTACCGAATTGGAGCCTGTTTCGGCCCCTATGAACATGAAGCGCGGCTTTTTAAAGGACTTGTTTTCTAACAGAAAAACAGGGATATATAAATTAACTAGAAATTATAAACAATTCAAAAATGATTTCGGTATGGACATTGACGAAAAAATTACGAACATGAAAAATGAGATTCTTGCGGAAGTTAAGAATGCCATTCAAGAAGCCCTCAAGCCAGAAGGTAAAAAAAATGAGGACGAAAAAGAAGACAAAAAAAATGAAGGTGAAGCATTGACCGAGGAAGAGGCAAAAAGCATGGCGCCTCACTTCCGGAAAACTCCCGTAACTGTAGAAGGTCAGGAAGATATTAAGTATATCGCCCACCCGGGAAAAGATGTAGAAAAAGACCACTTTGTAATTCCGATCGACAAAGACGGAAAAGCAAAAATGTTGCCCGAAGGTGACTACAAAGTGAATGACGGAGACGACGAGTTTTTGTTGCATTCCACTGGTACAACTGCCTATATCCACGGTCGCGGTGAAGAGGGAAAGAAAAACGAAACCGAAGAGGAAACTAAGCCGGAGGATAAGAAAAACGAAACCGAAGAAATCACTAAACACGAAGTTGTAACTAAGGCTCCCGTAAACCGTGGAACGTCCGGATCAAAATTCAGCAAGGTAGAACGCGAGTATTACTTAGCGCAAAAATACTGCGGCCGGGGCGCTGTAGGTGCGATGATTGAAAAATAAACTCTAAATTTAAATTACTATGGCAATATCAGCAGATCAGATCAGTAAGGCGATGATGGACAAGCCAGTCCAACCGCTTTTCAATACCATCTACAAAGTGGTATTAGGGGCCGGAATCCCCGTAATTGTTACCAATACTAACGTTGGTTTGGTGACTAGTGTAAAGGCAACCATTGGCAGTCAGCCGCAATGCACCACATTAACTGCGGCAATGTTGTCCGGCTCTACAACTACCGTAGAAACAGTAGGGTATGAGTTGGCTAAAAACAAATACTTCTCTCAATTGGATTTGGAATGTGCTATCGTAACCGTTCCGAACGAAATGAGAACCGATGCATCCGGTTTAACCGAAGCTACTATTTACGAAGTTTTAGATACCATTGGCCGGAAAATGAGTGAGCAGTTGTTAACCAACTTCTTTACTGGCCTGCCTGCTCAGTTTACAGCATTGTTGCCCGAAGCTAACATCGTATACGCACAGCGGGGTAAAATTGAATGGGACCCGACCAAAACCGCAGCAGAAGGAAGTACGAATATTTCGGCTATCCTGTCTTCCATTAACGCAAGCTTGCCCATTCAAATGCTTCCCGGTGGTAGCGCATCCCGGATCGTAGTTACTTGGGTATCCGCTCAGGACTTTTTGGTGATGAAAAATGGTGTAGCATCCGCTTACCAATATCAGAATGCCGGAGGTTTGCAAACCACCTACTTCCAGTACGTGAAAGAAGCTTCCACTCCGGAAGAGGAAAGAAACAAATTCGAGTTTGAAAAGATCGTATTTGGTAACATGCTTATCCTTCCGTTAAATGGACTGGCAAAAGACACCATCATCACGACCTATCAGGAAGGAATCGACCGGGGACGGGTGTTCTACGATAAAGTGCCTGCAAACCTGATGAATAACCTTTACTTGGTTATCGAAGGTGCTTTCACCCGTAACGACGAATTAACCGTCGATGTGGCTAACCGTTCACGTGGATTTTTCGATCTTCCCTATCAGATCGGAGAATTGTTCGCAATCAACAAAGTAGAAACCGCACAGTTGAAATACAACGTGATTGCTTCGTTGAACCACTCTATTCTGTTCCGTGAACCGGATAAGGTGTTTGTTTATTTGCCAGGCGCTAAACCGTCTCAGGGATAATATTAACCTAAAAAAATTAGAATTATGGCAGTAAAAACTTGTAGACCTAACGATATCGATCACAACGGTTGGTGTTTGAAGGACCTATTTTCTTATGGTGAGGGCTTTGACTTAATTGCCATTCCTTCAACCGTATGGAATCAGTTAAAAGGTGTTTGGTTGAACCTGAATAATGGTGCCTCCGAATCGCCTAAAAAGGTGTTGGTAGCGGAAGAGGGATCACCCCTAGTAAGCTATCAGTATAACGCTCCGCAGAGTTTAACAACTCTTTTCCCGGAGGGTTTCCCGACCGACGTAGCATTGTATTTCAAGGGTAACGCTTTGATTTTCAACCCTACTGTTGGCAATGCGATCGAGGCTAATGGTGTACCTTATCAACAGTCAACTATCAGTATTCCAATCGGTTCAGACATGTACTACGACATGTTTGCCCAGTTCATGCAGAGTAAGTCTTGGGTTTTCCTGAAACTGAGTTACGACAATCAGGTTTTGCATGTTTACGGTGGTCCCCGTGGTTACTTCCCGGTAGCCGACGAAATCGCCGAGATGATGTATTCCGGTAACAACGATGCTAAGGGAGAAACTCAACTCTCCTTTACTCAGGAAAAGGCCGCATATACAATTGAGTACATCAAGAACGCAGAAGATTCTACGGACTCCGAAGCGCTTCCAAAACTGTTTGCCGAAATTCAAACGGCCATTTGTATTCCGACCACTCCCACAACTTCACCGGGAACCTAACTATTTGTTTGATCTATCCGTCCGGGCCTTGCATCCCGGGCGGATATAAACTAAAAATCGATGAAACTATATGACAGAATTATAGCGGGTGTTGTTTGGTTGCAGAAGTTTACCCCTTTTTCTCCGAATAACCTAGAGGAACAAGCCACGTTCGAAAAGAATTTAGTACAGTGGGGGAATTTTTCGATAGGTTATAACATGTACCCGAATCTGTTTAACATTTTCGTTAAATATGCTCCTACTGCAACAAGCCTTATTCGAAAGAAGGTGAATTTAATAGTCGGGAATGTCCCGCAAGAAATAAAGGTCCAAAGAACTACCTTCGAAAGTTCTTATACAAACACCGTAGAAAATCTTCTGCAAAATATATGCAGAGATTACGTAATGTTCGACAAATCCTTTGCCCTGTGGGTAGGCTACGACGAAAACGGCAAAGTGAACGAATTTAAGCGTCTATCGTTGGATAACGTCCGTTATGTTATCCGGGATGAAGAAACCTACACCCAAACCCGCGATCGGTACATGATCGCCTTAATGAACGAAGAAAATAGAATAGGCCAAATATATTACCCCTACGATCCTACTAGGGTTTTAGATCAGATAAAAGAAGAGACCGAAAGAACCGGAGAGGAATTTCCGGGACAAATTTTGTTCTACAACAGTGCTGACGATCAGGACTACCCGGATTGTATTTTCAATGCTATGGTTCCGATCTTGCTGGCCGATGGTGGATCGGACACGATGATAATGAGTTACCTCGGTAACGCGGATATCTGTAAAACATACAAAAAGAAACAAGGCGCTACCGGGACCGATACGGTTAACTCCTTACTAGGATGGACTAATCTCAACCGGATTTGGGGACGTGAGGGAGACGGAAGAGGCATCGATTCTATCGCAAGCACCGGAAGTGACTTTTATAATACAGGTGTGAAAGCGGCTGGAGAAACGGAGTATTTGAATATCGGTACCGATGAACCGATAGAGAATTACGTAAAGGTGGCTGATATGCCTAAATTTATCGACGAAATAAATAAGATCGACGATAGGACGGCAAGGAAAATATGTGTAGCTTTACAATTGCCATATGAGTACATTTACAAGATGGAAAGCGGCGTTATAAATCAGGAAAATAGAGCCACCATGATGGCAGAAATAAACGCTAATTTAGAAGATGATCGCCGAACCATCGAGCGCGTAATTAACAAGATTTTGGAAAATTCAATCTTCGATTGGCGATTGACAATCTTAGCCGCCGGAGAGGGTAAAGAGGACGTAAAAGAAGCTACGGAAAATTTAACTGAATAAGCTATGATAATAACTGCTTACGATGTATACCGATATTCGATAGCCTTAAAAAATTCCGGCATTACGCAGGAAAATATCGACGTATTGGAACGCCAGTTTTTACTGTTGGTATTCGGTAAGGAAGGCGCTAAACGGCTGATCGAATACATTAACGCAAACAAAATGCCTATTACGTTGCCGACATCTAATTTGCCGGAGGATTATGAATTTGGGGGGAATCCGGTAGAGCAGCCCCGGCGATGGGATTTCGGAGAGATAAACGAATTGATCTACGGAGATAATATACTGTTCTCCGGGTTAATTGCATTGCTGAGCGTAGCTATTGCGCTAAACTTAGAAAGCCAAGGCCGATTACAGATCGCCCGGCAAAATGCCACCAAACAACCCGTTAATTCCCGCATAATAACTAGGCGCGAAGAAAACGAAGTTACGCAGGCCTTAGCATTTCAGGCCCGTAATATTTTGTTTGCGCTGCATGACTATTTAGGCCAAGAAGGGAAAAACCCGCTTAAATTGGAAGTTTACCGCTATGTAGAACCGACCCGGTATTCTACCAATACATCCGGTAAAATGGGGACCAACTTAGGCTTCCTCGGGATTTATGGCGGTGGTTGGTATTAATTAATTTTTAGCGGAAAAATTATATACAAAAAACGCTGAAAATTATATACAAAAAACGCTGAAAATTATATAACCATGAAATTAACTCCGTGTCGCCCGAATACTTTAGATCGAAATGAATGGTGTTTGAAAGACCTATTTTCTTACGGGGAAGGCTTTGACTTAATTGCCATTCCTTCAACCGTATGGAATCAGTTAAAAGGTGTTTGGTTGAACCTGAATAATGGTGCCTCCGAATCGCCTAAAAAGGTGTTGGTAGCGGAAGAGGGATCACCACTGGTAAGTTACCAGTATAACGCTCCGGAAACTTTGTCTACTCTTTTCCCGGAAGGTTTTCCGACCGACGTAGCGTTGTATTTCAAGGGTAACGCTTTGATTTTCAACCCTACTGTGGGCAATGCAATTGAGGCCAACGGTGTGCCTTATCAGCAGTCAACTATCAGCATTCCAATTGGTTCAGACATGTACTACGACATGTTCGCCCAGTTTATGCAGAGTAAGTCTTGGGTTTTCTTGAAACTGAGTTACGACAACCAAATTTTGCACGTTTACGGTGGTCCTCGTGGTTACTTCCCGGTAGCCGACGAAATCGCCGAGATGATGTATTCCGGCAACAATGACAGTAAAGGAATGACTACTTTATCCTTCTCTCAGCCGAAAGCCCAGTTTACAATCGAATATATAGAGAATGCGAATAACATAGATAGCCCGAACGCTCTCCCCGACTTATTTAAAGCCATCCAAGCTAATATATGTAAACCTACAGCTACCAACAATAATATGCAGGGCTTAGTAGGAGAATTGAAGTTTAGCACTGTGATAAATGGAGGCAAAATAAATGGGAAAAATATTATCTTTGACCCTGTAGAAGAGGCAGGAGTAACGTCTATACAAATTTATGGGGAATATTCAGATCAATCCCAAATCGACATCTTAAATGCACATAAAGGAGAAAATCTGTTTTTAAATGGAGAAATAGAATTAAATGTACAAGCTATTCCGACTTGTGCTATAGCGTTCTATTTAAACGAATTAGACGATAACCCTTACACAACTCAGTTTGAGCCTTTAAACCAAGGTAAACATACATTTACAATTGCTATCGATCCGCTCCCGGATGTAGAAATTAAAAAATTTGGTATTGCTTTGGTATCTCAAACCGAAACAAACGGAACGGTTATATCGTATACAAATTTTGTTTTAGAGACTAAAATGTAGCATCATGAATATATTTCAGAACATAGCAATCAGCAATTTACGACTTCGGCCATTCTATCGCAGAAGACATCAACAGGATGCGTCGGATGATATTATCGTAGATGTACAAAAATGGTTCGGCGCTGATCCGGTATTTAATCAGTACGAACCTTTTCGATTAGGGTATGATATAGAGTTTAGTATTGCTTCTAAAACCGACCTGTTGAAGTGGATAGAGAACGATTACATGTTCGAAGTATTCAGCGACGAAAATAACCTACAATTAGGAGACAGCGCAGGATTTAAAATTACATCTGTTACCCCTCCCGCGTCTCCGGATGTATGTTTATATAGTTATACTTTTAAGAGTGTGAAACCAAATAAAGAACCATTTAAAACCATTAACGATGAAAAAAAGTGAACAATTAACCCTGCTTTTGGCGTTTTACGATAATCAACATCGGTTAAGTATGCAGCGGCTTATCCCGGACTTTTTATTGAAATTGAAAAAGACTGGGCAATACGGTATCCAATTAATTCAGAGCAGGCCTCAGTTACTCGATGTTATATCCGATTCTAAAGCGCTAATTATGGAAATATCCCGGGCTATGGGAGAGCGCGCAGATATCGACGTGAATTATCGATATTTCTTAGGCCTAGCCTCAAAAATGCTTCCGGATATAGAACGTGTGGTAACCGAAAAGTACGCATTAACTAAAGCCCATGCGCTCTATCATTTTGGCTATTTCCCCGAGGATGCTACACAATATAACATTGTGCGGGTTCTGATGGAAGAGAGGGCAAAAGCCGAAAGCGAAGAGGCCGAAAGCGAAAAGGCCCAAGCCGAAAGCGAAGAGGCCGAAAGCGAAAAGGCCCAAGCCGAAAGCGAAGAGGCCGAAAGCGAAAAGGCCCAAGCCGAAAGCGAAGAGGTACAAGAAGAACAGCCGGAAGAACAGCCGGAGACGGACGCTGACCCTAATTTCCAAGCCCCATCGTCGGAAATGACTTCCGAATTTGCCCAAGAAAAACAAGTAAAAAAAGGACATCCAAAGAAGGTAAAAGATGAATGACGTATATTATAACATAAAGAGTGTAAGCGCTTCGGCCTTGTTGACGGTGATATCGTTTTTAAATCCGATACACATGGATATCCTCGTGATCTGTATTATGATTGTAGGGAATTTCTTTTTCGGATGGTGGGAGAGCGTAAAGGTGAAGGAAGAGCGATTCAAGATCGATAAATTCACCAAGGCAATGAGTGAGGGTTTAGTATACGTGATCCTAGTAATAGGCGTATACATAGTGTTAAAAATGAAAGGGATCGAAGATAAAGCGATATACTGTACAAGTGTTATAAGTTATGCGGTTATTTATTTCTTGGGGTTAAATATCCTTCGAAATTTAAAAAGCCTTTACCCGGATAGCCGGGTCTTGGCTTTTTTATATTTTTGTGGTAGCTTGGAATTTACTAAAACACTGCCCCTACTAAAAAAATTTCTAAGCTACGAAAGCGAGCAGCAGACAAAGAAATGATTTGTGTGGATTATAATTTGGTGTATACCCCGATCCCCCTTCTACATGGAGGGGGAATTTTTTTTTGAAAAAAAACCTCAAAACGTTTGGTTAATTAAAAAATAGTGCTTACATTTGTAGTGTTGAAACAATAAAAACATTGAAGCCATGAAAAATTACATTACAGTAGACGGAAAAAAATCGATCAACTTACCGGAAGAATATAAGGATATGCACGATGTTGTGCGTGGTACCATTTCTTGGCAGGTATGGGAAAAAGGAAATAAGAAAAGAGTATACGGTAAAGTATATTGCGGTGGGAAAGTAATAGAAGTTGGATACGTGGATTTGGTGAGCGGCCAAATGGTATTATCTAGCAATCCTCGCGCTATTGCTAAATCACTCTCCTACGATATCGAAATCGTAGAAATACCCGAAGAACCGGAAGAAATGGAAGAAATGGAAGAATCCCCGATCGAAGAACCCAAAAAAGATGTTGAGGGGAATGTTTTCAACTATGGAAGAAAAGAAGTGTTGTTGGTAGCTTGGGGTTATTTCCGGCGCCATTATTTCTCCACATTTGCCGAATCTTTACGGGTAGCTTGGGGAGAGTTCAAAGCCGGGAAAAAATGTTTCCTGATCGAATTAAGAGATCGGATTAAGGCTAAAAGAAAGCCGATCGTAGAAAAGATGGTAGATTCCGGCATAAATACATTCAAAAATTTACCCGGTTCTTATAAAATGCGTATTGATTATTCGGCTGATTGGTTTGCCCCCAAATATCAGGCTCTATTTAATATCTTATAAAATGAGGTATGCACTTAGAAATATAGAGAAAATCCGGTCCTATTTCGAACCGTACGGAGATGAAATAATAGACCGGATATTAAAAAGCCTAGAGGATTATTTTGCCACGACCACCGGCATAGAAAAAGACATTGTTCAGGATGTTCGCCCGGTATTGTCGATTAACGACCTAGGGCATTCCTTCGGCCTGATTGAATTTTATATAATAAAGAAAACCTACGACGTCTATATATTGGCGTTTAAAAGATTCGTAAACTGATGACAGCACACGAAAAACTAATAGCAGACCTAGATAAATGGTTTAGTATATATATCCGCCTCCGAGATGCGAATGAGGCCGGATTTATAACCTGCATATCTTGCGGCCGGAAAGTATATTGGAAAGACGCGGACGCCGGGCATTACATTCCCCGGAAACACATGGCCACACGATTTAACGAGGTAAACGTAAACTCACAGTGCATCGACTGTAACCGATATATGCGCGGAAATATTGACGCCTATCGTGAGGGAATAATTGCCTTACATGGCAGTGAGATGTATGAAAAACTGGAAGCGATGAAATTTCAGACTTTTAAGCTATCAGACGCCGAATTAAAGGAGATGCGAACACAGGTAAAAGAAGAGATAAAAAGATTGAAAGAAGAAAAGAAATTGAAATGAATCAGGATTATAAATTTGTAGTAAAGGATAGTATTCTAATAAGAGGGATATTAGACAGTTTGCATTATCGTCCGATCGATGTATATAAAAGATTAACCGGGGAATTATATATATTCCCGGCTGATAGAGTAATTACAACGAATCGTACAATTTCCGAAAAATGGTCCGGTGAACTAGTCGATCTAGGGAATAATATTGACCTATTCAATGAAATATTGGTTCAAAATAAAGGGTATATTTTTAAAGAAAATATATATAAAATAGCCAACATATATTGTAAAAAAAGCTGTGGTACATGTCCCTTGGCTCACAAACATTCGTGTAAGGATAGGATAGAGTTTATCGAAAAGTTTTTTTGAAAAAAAATTGGTAAAACGTTTGGTTAATTAAAAAATAGTGCTTACATTTGTAGTGTTAAAACAATAAAAACATTGAAGCCATGAAAAAAGTAGAAATTAATGTAATATTTTAAATCCAAAAAAATATGAAAGCAACAGAAACAACAAAAAAAACAGAAAGTTACGGTGAAGGGAATATTTATGTTCGAGTAGCCAAGATCGCCAACGAAATCGGGGCAATTGAAAAAAATATGGTAGTAGGTTCCGGTGTGTCTGCCTACGAAGCTTTGGCGGATGTGGATGTGATTCTAAAAGTGAAAGAGGCCGAACAAAAATACGGAGTGGTATCGGTTCCGGTAAAAATGGAAATCGTAGAAAGCAAGGAAATAAAGACCTTAAATTCGAATAATTCCGAGGATGTCTATTTCGTAGACGTCGTAAAAATGATATGGGAATTTGTAAATCTAGATCGTCCGTCCGACAAAATAGTCGTAGAATCGGCCGGAAGGGGGATCGACTACGGAGATAAAGGATTGAATAAGGCTATTACTTACGCCCGAAAAAATGCTTTGCGTAATGCCTATAAAATCGGGGCATCAGCAAAGGAGGACCCCGAGGCAACGAAATCCGAAAAGAAAACAGTTAAAAAGACTGAGGATATGCGTATAGCAATTACAAATTACTTTGCTGATAAACCGGAGGAGCTGCCCAAGGTTTTGAAATCTTTCGCTGCGGAAAATTTAGCGGAGATCACCGATAAAGACATAAAGACGATATACAATACCTACCACAAAAAAGGATTGTTATGATAGAGAGTATGTATATTGGCTCCGGGGACGTCGCCGCGCTTCTGATGGGGAAGAATACCAAAACGCATCAGGCCTTGCTTAAACGTTTTGTTTCCGGTGTTATTCCCTACTATAACGCTTTGGCTTCTCCCATCGATCAGTTAAGGACCGGGGCGATCTTAGAGGAACGAATGTTACTTCAATTGCCGGACGATTATTTCGCACAGTACAAAATAGTCTGCCAAGAAATGGACGTATTCAAGGCCTCGTTAGATTTCGCTAAAATATCGGAGGGGCAGATAGTCGAATTTATAGAGATGAAAACTATTTGGTGGGAAGAATTTGGAGAGTTAAAGAAAAAAATAGATGAAGGCAATCCCCTAGAGTACATCTTAAAAAAACGGAAACACGAATATAATCAGGTTCAGGAACAGTTATTATGCACGGGATTAAGCAAGGGGAAAATACGTTATACCTCGGTCTCTACCTACGACGATTCCGAAAATTGGCTGCGGTTCTTTGCTCCCTCTGATTATGTCGATGTCGAAATCGATCGGGACGAAAAGGTCATCGATCTAATAAAAGAGCGAGGTAAGGTGTTTCAACTGATTAAAGATGCCTATGAATAAAGTGAAAATTGTAATCGGGTTAATAGCCATCCTTTCTATAGGATGGCTAACCTTTGAAAATAAGCATCTGCGAAAAGAGGTGCAAATAAAGCGAAATAACGAAGCTTCGTTACTGGATGGTGTATCTTACTACAAAACGAAAGATAGTTTAAATGTAGCCCGGATAGGGGTGCTAGAACTAAAAAAGAAAGAGATCGAAGAACATATCCCTGAATTGAAGAAAGAAATAGAGCGCTTAAATATAAAACTGAAACGTGTAGAAAGCATTGGATTTTATCCTACTCAGATTATCGGGAGGGTAGATAGTAGGCTAAAAGACACAATTATTTTTGCAAATCCAGTAAAAAGTTTTACCTTTGACGATGGATATTTAAAGCAATCCGGTATAATCACTCGGGACAGTTTAAAAAGTAGTTATACATACACCGACACGATTATTCCTGTTATTGAGAAAATACCGCATAGATTTCTGTTTATTCGCTACGGAGTGAAAGCCTATCGGCTTGAAATCTTTTCTAAGAACCACAAGGCGCATATCATTTGCCCTAAACAAATCTCCGTCCGGCGAAAGTAACATGATTCTGTTTTTTATATGTTTCAACACCCGTCCCTCCGAAGAGGGACATTTTTTTGAAAAAAAACCTCAAAACGTTTGGTTAATTAAAAAATAGTACTTACATTTGTAGTGTTGAAACAATAAAAACATTGAAGTCATGAAAACAATTTATTATCAGTTATTCGATGAAAATTTTGATTTGTTGGTGAATGGAAATGAAAATCCGGCAAATATAGCAGACAACACCAATTTGGCCACTGCTAAAAAGCAGGCTAAAGAATGGATGAAAAAAAATAGAGTGGCCAACGCCATTCTCCAAATTAACGCCTCTTATGATGATGGACGCGATGAAATAGTGGATAGTAGAAATTTGGAGGTAGATAAATCGGAATTTGTAGAAGTTAAAAGGACAGCCGAAGAGTTGTTAAGTTTAACCGGTGAAGAATACAATAAGTTGTCCGCGATAGATCGTTTAAGGTGGCACATGGCATATTTAAAAAACATCTTGAGGAATGAGAAGGACCCGGAATATATTCATTATATACGGGTACAAATTATACTAAATTGCAATCTTATCCGGCAGGGCCATGTTGATAATTACTTATTTTGGAGCATGGTTCGCGAGCAGTTAGGGTTAAAATATTTTACTCCATCCCATGTTTAAGGTTAGTAAAAAAATGTTGACTTCTGCCCAAAAACAAGAAGTCAGCACCTTATTAGAGGATATGACCGGGCTTCCCTACTATAAAAAGGGAGAGGTGTTAGGCAAGCTAGGGTATCGCCTAAATTATGTCCCTAATCCTATTACCCCGGGAGCCATCCCCATCACGGGGAAGGCCGGACAGATTTGGTTAAGGAAAGGTAAATTATTCTTAGAAATAGGGGAAGGCCGACTTTGGTATGAAGAAATCGCCATTGTACCATTAAAGAGGCAATAAAGTTTAAAACAAAAAAATAGAATCATGAAAAATTTTGAGGAATTTAAAAATGAAATACGACGAAGGGCAATCTTACATGGAGCATGCGCTGAGCAATATATACGGTTTTGGAAGAAAACAGATTTTGCGGGATTGTGCGAAGTTATTCGCAACAACTTTATTTGGTGTTGTAATAACATATTTGACAAAGAATTGTTTGAAGTATATGGAGATATCTTGGGCCAATACGCTATTAACTATAATAAGAATGTAAATTCGGGATGTTTGATGGTGGACGGTCGTAATAGTGTGAAAGTCGGTGGAAATGTGACGGTCTATGCTAAAGATGAAGCCTATATTGTGTCGGACAGTTATTCGCACATCATCGCCCGGGATAACACCATTGTACACGCATACAGGTATGAAAACATAGAAGCTAGTGATAATGCAGAGGTAGATGCTTACCGAGGGGCATATGTTATTGCATTTGACGATGCTAGGCTAGAATTGAGTGGCGGTTGTATGGCCAAGATGTACGATAATACTACCGCTATAGTAAACGATCTAGTAGTAGTAGTAGGGTTGAATGATAATCACATCATCACTCAGAAAGAATTTAAAGGCGCAATTATTTATCAGGACAAAAACCATAAATTTTATCTCCATGAAACGAATAGGTAACGGTATTTGGCTAATGTATTATTACGGATGTACCATCGTAATAAACGAAGGATTCAAGGAAATCACTGTAGGAACACCTAAATCACAGGTGATAAAGTATCAATTTGAAGATACGCCTACAATCGAAGATTTAGAACAGATACAAGGATTAATATTAGAAGCTTATGGACCTCAAGCTGCATAACACCATATACGGGCTAATCCCCGTATATGATGAAGATTACGACGAAAAGTTAAAGTTGAAGTTAGGGGAAACCTACACCGCCAAGATAAAGTTAACCCGGAATTTGGCGTTTCACCGGAAATATTTTGCAATGCTCCGGTGTGCATGGGATTTGCAAAGTGAGGCAGTACAAAATCATTTCCGCAATAACTTTACTCAATTCCGCAAGACAGTTCAGATCGCCGCCGGGATATCGGAGCCTGTGTACGTAATTAGCCGTAAAGAATTTGTCGAGCAGGCTAAAAGTATAAGCTTCGAAAGCATGAGCGAAGAGGAATTTATTGATCTGTATAAGAGCGTAAAAAATGTTCTATTCGATGTGTTTCTGAAAAATGTGAGTGAAAGCGATTTTATGCATATGTTAACTAATTACTGATGGAAGATTTTGAAGAAATGAAAGCCCGCAAGAATAGTTACCGGGTCGATTTGGCAGTCCGCATGTTGGCTAATAAAGGTTACACTCCGGTAGTTGTGGGGAGATAAGGAGGTAAATTTTATTCTGAATGGGCATGTAATAAAATATTTCCCTTATAGAGGATGGTTTCAGGGCAAAGGATTAAAAGCAGGTAGAGGAATAAAGAATTTAATTAAACAATTGGATGAATTTTAATATGGGAAAGATAAAAAACGGTATATTACGGAAATGTGATAATTGTGGAAAAGAATATATTGCCGACCCAAGAAACCTAAAACGTGGTTAGGGACGTTGTTGTAGTAAGATTTGCGCTGCGAAGAAAAGAGAAAAATCTAAGCCCGGATATAATCCTATCCGTGTTGCTATCAATAATAGGCGAAGAGTGGAATGGAATATCCCTAAATATCCATTTAACTATGATGGCGCAGACGATGATCAATGGGGAGATTGTGAATTTGGAATACATGATTAATTAAGCAATTTTGAATATGGAAATAGAAGAGTTGAAAGAATGGTTGAATCGAAATGGATTTGAAGAGGTAGATAAAAGTGGAGAATGGGAAAAAAATGTATGGGGAAAAGATAATTATCGAATCCTGATCCATCCGGAATCGAACGATTTTTCTCTGATTGAAAAGATAGAGGACGAATGGATGTGGGCCCGAAGAGCCTTACCGGGTTTTACCATCCTTAAACTGAAAAAGTTGTTTGTTGATGTTCATAGTGAATTAGGAGCAAGAATTATTAGTAAATTCAGTTGGACATGAGAAAACGCCTCCCTGATAAGCTACCTAAGAAAAAACCGTCTGATTGCCTACAGTGTGAGCACTGTAAAGAACTAACATGGTTTAATCGCATTGTGTGTGATCGAGCCGTGGTGCCTATAGAAAATTGTTTAACCCGAAAAATAGAATGTGTAAAATGGAAGCAAAAGAAATAGTACATGAAATAATAACCGATCTCCGGGCTACCTGCATGCGTAAGGGGATATCTCCTAATCGCGTACTGGGTTATATGGGTGCGTACGATTGCCGTATATATTATCCCAAAGCTATTACACCCGATATTACATTATTAGCAAAGCTTTCCGGCCAAGGGAAAAGGTACGAAAAAATACCCGGTAGCAAGTCGAATATACTGAAAATTTATTTCTAAATAAATCCATATCTTTTTGGAAGATTAAAGAGTAATTCGTATATTTGTAGAGTTGAAATAAGAATAGGATTATAATTTAAACCATGATCAAAAGCATTTTAGAGATAGAATTTAAAAAGACTGGGGAGCGTTATTACTTCACCAGTTATCTAGGCATCTTTGCCAACTTTACCCCGGAAGAGGTAGGCACCACCATGCGTCAAATTTACTTCTTGCCCAAAAACGAGTTAGGGGAGCGTGAGACGTCGACGATCTATATTCGGAACGTCCTCTTAGGTGGTAAAGCCGATATTATCCGTCGTAACCGCGATGCAGAACCTAAATATAGTTACGCGCAAATTATGCAGCTTCGTCCGAAAAGACGGTATGTATCTCCGGCTGATGGCTTAACCTACGGCCTGAATGAATTGGCCAAGCTGAATCCCTGTGAGGGATCGCCTCTAATCGGGTATGAGGGAGACGTATTAGTATATTTGGTAGATATCCCCACCTTATGTGAAAGGGGATTGAGGAAAGCCATTGCGCAGCGCATGATCAATTTAGGATGGAGATTCGAATACATCTCCGGCAAAATCGAAGCATATTTCAGTTATGAACTAAAATAAAAAAAGACAGAATCATGAAAGAGAATGAATTTAACACTTTAGCTAGTAAGCTGTACATTTCGAAGTTAGAAGCTTATTAGAATGGGTTTAAGAAATCCCTGATCGTAGATAAGGAAAAGCTTGCCGACGAAGCGATCGAGGAAGCGAACATCTTCCTACGGGCTATCCGTAAATATGAGGACACCTGTAGTCAGGTGTAAAGTGAAAGCATATGGACAATAATTGCAAGCTAAAGCTAGGAAAGCAGGTCAGGAATTTGAAGGAATCACTTTATCGGATACAAGAAATAAAGAGTAACATTCAATATCAACTGCATCAGGAAAACGGCTTAAATTCATCAGAAAGTAGCGAAAATGATCGATTAAGGGCAGAAATAAGACAAATAGAGGAAGGTCTAGTCCATTTAACCAAAGCGATCTACTTAATAATAGTCTAACCAAAAATCCTTATGAAGTACACGCAAAAAATACGAAATGAAATATACAAACTTATTCGTTCAGACACCTATACGGTGGATGAGATATGTCAGTTGGTCGGGATTTCCCGATCGACTTTTTTTGGATGGAAAAAGACAAAATTGGACTTTTTGGACTTGATTAAAAAGGCTGACGAAGAACGAAATGAAATCATTCTGATGGAGGCAAAGCGATCCCTGCTAAAGAGAATACGGGGTTACGATGTATTGGAAACCAAAATCACCTACGACAAAAAGCTGAATGAAAAAGGAGAGCCAGTTGTAAAAGAACGGGTTGAAACCAAGAAGCATGTACCGGGAGATACAACAGCTATAATCTTTGCTCTTACTAATCGTGATCCGGAGAACTGGAAGCGCAACGTAAATAGCGAAGGTGAAGAGATCGAAGACATGCAGAAGTTGGAAGTAACAATGCGAGTATTAACTAAAGACAAACAAGATGAAATTGAATCGAATTAAAGCCAGTGATTTTCACGAGCGCCGGATGTTGATTACGAAAGTGGACTATAAAGTAATCTTCAATTCGCTAGCCACTAGTGCTCTAGAACAGGGAGGTAGTTGGCTAGAAATAGCAAAAGATGAAGAAAATAACCTGTACATCAAGGTACACTCTAAATTTCACGATGATTTTTTCAAATTGAATCGGAGTGGAAGTAGTTTTTACCTAGGTAAATTTAATCCGATCTATCTAAATTTCGAGCCAAAGGATAAAATCGTAATAGGAGAACCGGACGAAAATGGATTCCGAAAGCTTACAAGATTGGATGAAAATGCCTAGTTTGTCTCAAAAATTCCCGGGGTGAGACAAAAATAAACCCTGCGAATAGTACAATATTGGAAAAATGAAGAAAAAGAACTTACACAGCTTAGTGGTTAGATTCGATAAAGAAATCAACCCAGTAACATTAAAGCAAAAAATTTGGGAAGCGGTACGCGGAGGATGGGGAGAAATTAATATCTTTATCGATGGCTACCCGGAACAAAAGTTTACCTCTCTCCGGTTAAAGGTGATTGAGGATATGATTGAAGAAATGGCCATTAAATCGGCCGACAAAATAAATCAGAAGTTGAAAAATGACACCGAAGGTTTTGGAGCGGATAAAACAGATAATCCGGGAAGAACATTCTCACGGCCGGAATGCTGACGAAATAACGAAATGTATACTGATTGTATTTTGCCCCGGAGAACTGCCGCAGTGGAACGCCCGGGGTAAAATAAAAAAAATAGTCGTCGAAGAACTGAGTAAAATGCAATGATATGGAAGTAAAGTATATTGCAATACATTGTAGCGCCACCAAAGAAGGCAAAGATTATCACGCAGCCGATATAGATAAATGGCACCGGGAACGGGGATTTAAAAAGATCGGCTATCATTACGTTATAACGCTAGACGGCATTATCGAGCAGGGGAGAAAACTGGATGAAGTTGGAGCGCATGTACAAGGGTATAACAGCGTTTCCCTTGGTGTATGCTATATTGGTGGCCTAGACGAAAATGGAAAGCCTAAAGATACCCGTACGGAGGCACAGAAGCAAACCTTAATAGATTTGCTTACTATCCTTAGAGGAGAATACCCTGACGCTATTATTCAGGGGCATCGTGACTTTTCACCGGATGTTAACGGAGACGGTATTATAACGCCGGATGAATTTATAAAAGATTGTCCCTGCTTCGATGCAAAAAAAGAATACGCCAAAATTTAAAAAAAAACCTCAAAACGCTTGTTTCATTCAAAAAAACAATATCTATATTTGCATCGTTGAACAATAAAAATAGAAGTCATGGAAGAAAAAGAACAAAGATTTAAAGAATTTAAAGCAAGGGTTTTGGAGGCCGCTCATGAAGCAAAGGCATGCATTCTGTCTTACCGGGATGCGTATAACACTGAAAGATTCGAGAATTTATGCGATGTGATAAAAGATAATTTTTGGTGGTGCTGTAGAAGGGGTGTCGTAATAGCGATAGACTCTGCCATCGTGAAAGCGCACGGATGGTCGAGCGTGTACGCGTTCGAATTGTCGACTGTAATAGGTTATGGATCGGTCGTAATAGAGGCTTACGGGCAGTCTACTGTAAAATGCAGCATTGAAACCACGTGTAACGTATATGATGATGCAATTGTTTATCGGTGGGATGAAAAATTCATAGAAACCGTATCCCCGGATATTGAGTTATCAAGAAATTAATACTGTGAAGCTTGCATTAAATTTTACATCTGATAATCAGCGAAAAGCTTTTGAGGTAGCATTGTCCGGCGTATACCGGACTTTGTTAATTCAAGGGGGAAGCGGTTCCGGGAAAACATATATTTCCCACATAATCGCTTTAATGCGGGCTTTGCAATATGAGAACAGCGAACATTTTTTAATCAAGACGGATTTAAAAGTTATCCGGTCGAGTTTTGAAAAGAGTGTATTAAAACTACTCCGGCAGAATAATGTACCGGAAAGCAAGTATAAGCGCCGGATGACGGGCCTATATTACTACGACGATTCGAAAAGTACATTAACCCTGCGGAACGGTAGTAAAATTTATCTCCGGGCCGTTAAATCGTCAAGTCCAAAAAACGAAACCGATTCTGATCTTTTGGGTATGGAGGGAGAAACCATTTATGTGGACGAAGCTACTACCCTAAAATACGACTGGTACGAATTTTTCGAAACAAGATGCCGATCCGCCGTGGGATGTCCACCGTTATTGCTTCTTACCGAAAATCCGGACCCTCGCGCATGGAGTTACCAGTATTTTAATAAACGTGTGCATCCTATAACCTTAGAGCCTCTCCCGGAGGTTCAGAAAAAAAAATCTACCTGTTTGCGTATCGAGGCATGGGATAACGTATTGCAGGATGAAACCTATTTGGAAATCCTAAAAAGTGGGGGAAACGCGACCCGGTTTTACTTCGGTGTTGCCTCGGACGAAATCGATTATAACCAAATCTATCAATATGAAATTTCAGACTTTCCCATGAGGATGTTTAATATATACGCGATTGATCCCGGCTTTTCATCGCCGACTGGTGCCGTGCAAATCGGCTTCGGTGGCAACCATCAGATAAATGTTCGTGAACTATGTTACGATCGGGGAATGGGAAACGATAAGTATTTCGATTTAGTGGAAAAAATAATCGAACAACATCAGCGCTATTTATCCCAGCTTTTGGCCTTGCTTCCCTATGCGACCCGGGGGCAAGTAACACGTTTCCATCTCACCCCCTTTATAATCGTCGATTCAGCCCGTACCGACCTGATAAAAGACATCGACATACATTTCAACTACGAAACCACTAAGGAAGGCGCAGTTGTCCCAAAACGGACAAAAGTAGTAGAAGTGTTAGGAGCCAATAAAAGCGGCCCGAAGGAATTGTCGGTTAAAGCAGCTAAGAAATTAAAAATAATCGTCGACCCGCAATCTAAATTTTTCCTGAACGAAATAAGGAAATACTACTACCTCGAAGGCGAGCGACTGCCGGACGGCGATGACCACCTTTTGGATGCTACCCTTTACGGAATGCGGTATATACTGGAGGAGGTATTTGATAAAAACCGTAGAACCCTAATCTACGATCCTATCTATAAATTCATAGAGCAGACATTGCAGAATATAAAACCATGATTTTTTTTGAAAAAAAACCTCAAAACGTTTGGTTAATTAAAAAATAGTGCTTACATTTGTAGTGTTGAAACAATAAAAACATTGAAGCCATGAAAAAT